ACTCAAGAATGGTGTAGATCGTGTCGTCGTAATGCTGCTGTGGGCTGCGATCGTCAGCCACGTCCTCCATGTCGTACCTGGAGAAGCTGGTGTTCTTGTCCACCAGGATCTGCGGTGTCGGCTCCAGCCTGGCATCTGCGATAAAGGATCCCGCCGCCTGGGCCCGGAACACATCGTTCTCCGGCATCTCGTACTTGTGACAGTACCGCGGAGCATTTGCCAAGGTCCGCGCATGATACGGGACGATGAAATCCTCGGCAGTCACAAAACGGCTGGTCGTCATGCCGGTGATGGGATCGATGTACACCTTCTTGAAGGCCGAGCCTGACAGAGGAAGGTAGAACAGCATCTGATCCGTGGACCAGAAGTATTCTTCATCGGCCTCGGTGAGCTGGTAGTTCATGTAGTCCTCAAGGCGCTCGCCTTGCGCTACCTTCTCCTCGGTCGCTTCACCAACGATGTAAGACTTTACCGGGCCCTGCGGCGGGAAGAACTCCTCGATCGCTCGTGCCTGGAACTGCGTCACCGCTTCAGCGATCAAGGGATGTTGGACAGTGGCCGCGCCTTTGAATGGCACGTCCGAGGCTGGCTCGTCGGTCAGGCCCATGAGCCTGAGTCCATCAGTCAGCCGATTGAAGTGTTCCTCGCGAACCTGCTCATCGATCTCGTAATACTCGATCAGCTCATCCGCGATACCAATACGTTCCTGGGGAGACAGCTCCTCGGCCAGGTTGTCATTCCAGCCCTCCGGAGACTCCTCGTCATGATTGACATCGGCATACTCCGCGATCTCACCCTTCGGGATGACCGAGATGGTGCCATCGTCGTTGTGCCGAATGATGTTCTTCTCGGTGACCTGTTCGGTCTCCGTGAAGGTCGGCATTGGCCGCATAGTTGATAATAGATCTGCTCTGACAGCCATGTCAGGATCCTTTTACTTCACTGGCGGCGAAGATAAGGAAATTCTATCTGAAAGTGATCAACCAGCCAAGCGATGGATAATCCAAACCGCCATTCTTGGTCGAACTACCTCCGGTGCTGGCATGTTCCCACAAAATCTGATCAGGCATCCACTTCCACCAGCGTTCAGGAGTGTGGAAGCCCACATGCAAAGCGAATGTGAGATTGCTGTCCCAGGCCGGCCCCTGATTCTTCCAGTAGGCCGCGCCAAAAGCAATCTCGAACCAGTTCACCTGGAACACCCGCTTCGCATGAATGCCGATGTTGGTCGAGCCGTTACCTCGCGGACAATCGTCCTGGTCACGACATTGCAGCTCGGTGTACAGCCCCAGGCCGATGTCGTACTTGCCGGCGAATCGCTCGACGATGGTGATTGCTGAGCCGTTGTACTTGTTGCCGGCGACAAACATGCTCTCCGGTGCAACTCTCACAAAGGTCTCGGCAGCGCCAGCGTCTTCATGGCAGGCAGCCCACAGCAACAGCACCACGAAGCCGGCAATGATCCAGGTGGTTGGCCTCTTGAAGTCCACGCCACGCCATTTCATTTCCGATTGCTCCGCTTGGAAGCCCTGGCGATCTTGCGCCGCCTACGATTCTGGCTTTTGTTCTTTTGGAGCCAGGCGGCATCAACCGAGCCACCTGACCTGAGCTGATTGCGTGACTTGTTGCTGCCCTGCTTAGCCACTAACTTTGTTCTTGACCCAGGTCCCTGCTGCCTTTGCGCCCTTGATGATGAGCCCACCAACCTTGCTCAGGCTGGGGAACAGATTGACCAGCACCAGGCTGGCTACGAATCCTATCGATACATCCCATAGTTGAATATCGAACATGATGTGTCCTCCATACTTACGGCTTAATTAAGCCTGAACTATGCGGCGATCGAATGCTACCTCAATCATCATCGCTGTGAAAGTCTCCGAAGTACCGCTTGTTGAGCCAGCTATTAAACCATCGCTGGCACCACAGCACCTGTTCACGAGTCATGTCCGACCAGATAGCTCGAATATCTGTGCCAGCGAAAGCATCCTCCTCATCCAGACCATCGCTGTAAATAAGAACTACAGTTTTGATGTCGCCACGCTCCGCCTGCTGAAGTGCATGTCGAAGCACTCGCACAGCGTTGTACGCACCAACTGGCAACTCGCGAATCTTTTCCTCTTTCAACACTTTACGCACCATAGAACTTCCTCGGCTGGCTGAATAGCGCCAGCTCATCGTCTTTCTCGTCGTCAGGTAGCGAGATCAGGCCCATGCGCCGGATGTAGGCGAGCAGCATCACCACGCAGTCCACCAGGTCGTCATGCTCACCGACCGGGAAGGTCGCGCACTGGTTGATGACCTCGTAGGCCCAGTTCCTGGGGATGTACCACAGCCGGCCATCCTTGAGGATCTGCGCAACCATGTGAGCCCGGAAGATCTTGTCGTTGGTGCCCGGCTTCACGCCTCGAACTGAGATGCCGGCTCTGCGCAGCTCCTGGAGCAGCGAGTGTCCGCTGGCCTTCTTCTCGATCAGCGTCCAGTCAGGATTCCATTCGGTGTTGTGCCCGATCGCCTCAGTCTTGAGATCCGGGAACTCCACCTTGTCATTGAATCGCTCCAGCAGCAGCGCGTGGACCGTGGTGTCGATCTCCCGGCCTGTCGTTGAATACTCGAACAGGCCCACCGTGATCCTGGCCGAGCAGTCATTCTCCTCATCGGTCTCGAACGCAGTGTCGTACACCGAGATGATCTCGGTGAAATCTGGGTACGGCATCGGCTTGCCGGCATCTGGATGATCCTGCGGGTAGCACCACTGCTGCCACCACTTCTTCTTCAGGATCAGGCCGCCACCGGAGGTCGGATCCTGGTTGAACTGGGCACTGTAGTCCCGAACGGACATTGCCTTGGTCTCGGCCTTCCTCTCCTCGTTGCCAAAGCGTTCCGGATTCAGCAGCTCGCCCTTCTTGGTCCTGGGATCCTCGAAGATCGGGCCCTTACTGGTCTGGTGGCCTACGCCTTTGTTGAAGAAGGTGATGCACTTCCTGGCCGGGTCGAACTCCATCGGCAGCATCAGCACTTCCCATCGCTCATCCTCGGTGGCCAGGATGTGACCAAACAGGTCGGCGTCATGCGATCGTTGCCCGATCAGCACCTTCTGGCCTGTGGTTGGATCATTGAGCCGTGACCGCAGGCTGTTGTCCCAGGTCGAGAGCGTGTTGTGACGGATGGTGTCCGAGTACACGTCCGTCATGTTGTGCGGGTCATCGATGACGATCTTGTCGCCGCCCTCGCCGGTCGCCTTACCCAGGATGGAGCCAGAGATGCGATGGCCGCCATGGTTGTTGACGTAGCGATTCTTCCTGTTGTCCGCGGGATCCAGGTAGAAGGTGCCGCCATACCGTTCCTTGAACCAGGCTGACTCGATCAGCCGGCGAGACTTTACTGCATCTCGGATAGCCAGTTCCTGGGCATAGGAAGCGAACAAGAACTGCACCCCAGGATCCAGCAGCCACTCCCACACTGGCCACAGCACACTCGCGGTCAGGCTCTTGGTCTGCCGCGGTGGGATGTTGATCATGAGATTGCGAATGTCACCGAACGTGACATAGGCGAGGTGATCGCAGATCGCGTCCAGGTGCCAGTTATTTCTGAATGGCTTTGGCTCTACGATCGGCCAAGCTGCCGCAACGAACTCTCTCAGATCTCGCCGTAAGAACTCGGCTTGGGCTTGCGTCAGCGATTCTGCTACTGCTTCCTGGACCGTTAGTGCGTCTGCGACCACCTCAGAAATTCTCTTTGAAATGGGTCAGTAGTAGTTCGTCAATCTGCTCCACCTCGACTGCTATTCCCTCGCCCTCAGAGTTTGATAACCAGAGACTGCCATCTTCACAAACCGTGATTCTCATAGTGCCAAAGCGGATCTCTACTTCGACCACCATTAGAGATTCCCGGCGCTGAGCCCCTTGTACTGCTTCAGCAAAGTCTCCCAGGGCCAGCGCAGATCGAGGACCAGTCCATCCTTGCCATTGTCGAGCTTGGTCAGCCGGCCTGATGTGCTGATGTCCATGCCAGCGTCAGTCTTGGCTGTGAAGCGGATCATGTTGTACTTATTCCTGGGCCAAACATGGAACACGATACCCAGGCAAAGAACTGATTCGCCATCATTATCACGCAGGAAGATCCAGGTATGCGGACGCAATGCCGGCGCATGGAGCTGCTTGCGGTTGGCGATCAGGCGGATCCGAAGCCGCCTGGCTGCCTTCTCCAGGTTTTCTTCGTTGTACTCAGGCATCACATATCGTGCTTGTTGCGATGGTGCGCTGGCCGCTCCCTCGACATATGGGGATTGCCTGGTTTCTTGCCATGCGGATTGCCTGGCTTGTGCTTCTTCTTCGAGCGCCCGGCAACACTCATCGCGATTGCGACAGCTTGATCTTGCGGTCTGCCCGTTTGCACCAGCTCACTGATATTCGAGCTTACAGCCTTGTTACTGCTACCCTTTTTGAGTGGCATGCTTGCATCCTCCAGGCGGCAAAGGATAGATGGCTGGATAGTCAGCACTCTGAGGGCAGCGTCTCTCCCTCGTCATCGTGTACCTGATTCTATCGCGCCATACGTCTATGGCTCAGCCACCGTCTGGATATTCTATTCTCCCTGGAGCGGCACATCAAACCAATCGAATCGCAGATA